AAGCACACGCTGCTGCTATAGAAAGTTATATTGAAAACTACGTAGGACAATTGAGTGATAGCTATGGTGATATGTATTTTCAAAGAACATTAGAAGACTGGGCTAAGTTTGATATAAACAATAGAACTAAATTTGATGCTTCAATAAGTTCTGGTTTAGCTTTAATGGCTTGTAATAAAAACCTATATAAACCAACTCAAGAAAGAAAAATAAAATCAATAGATCTTGGTATTAAAAGATACGATAATAAAGGTGTAAGATCACAAATAATATAAAGATGATTAAAAAAGGTATCAAAACCTATTTCCCTAGTCAAGCTGTTAGCGATGTGGAGAAGATGAGTTTAGAATATGGCTCTAGAGTAGGTTCTGCTATAGAGCACGAGTGGTTTAATAAAAATGACAACTCTAACAGATATAATACATACAAACAATCTTTTCACTCATTGAGGCTATATTCAAGAGGTGAGCAATCAATTAAAAAATATAAAGATGAATTATCTATTAATGGTGATTTGTCATATCTTAATTTAGACTGGAAACCAGTTCCAATTATACCAAAGTTCGTAGATATAGTTGTTAACGGTATGGCTGATAGATCTTATGATATTAAAGCATATTCACAAGATCCAGCTGCTATTAAAGAAAGAACTGATTACGTTAGTAATATAGTTTCAGATATGCAGGCGAAAGGTTTTAATGATCAAGTAGCTAGTCAGTTTGGTATTGATATGTATAAAACAGATCAAACAAAGCTACCTGAAACTAGTGAAGAGTTAGAGTTACACATGCAACTTGATTACAAACAAAGCATTGAAATAGCAGAAGAAGAAGCTATAAATAGTATTTTTGATAAAAACAAATATGAGTATTTATCTAAAAGAGTAAATAATGATTTAGTTGTATTAGGTATTGGTGCTGTTAAAAACTCTTTTAATAAATCAGAAGGTATTAAAATTGAGTATGTAGATCCAGCTAATTTAGTTTATTCTTATACTGACTCACCTTATTTTGATGATATATATTATGTTGGTGAGGTAAAGCAAGTTTACGCTAATGAGCTTAAAAAAGAGTTTCCTGAAATAACAGATGAGGAACTAGAACAATATATAACTAGTAGTAGTTCTTATTCAAACAAGACTAGTTATAATAAAAAGAACGATGAAAACAACTCTATAAGTATTTTATATTTTGAATATAAAACTTACATGAGTGAAGTATACAAAGTTAAGAAAACTTCTACAGGTGGTAGTAGAGCTATTAAAAAAGATAGTAACTTTGATCCACCTAAAAACGAAGACTTTGAAAAAGTTGAAAGAGTAATAGAAGTTGTATATGAAGGAGCTAAGATATTAGGTAGTGGTTATGATAAGATTCTTAAATGGGAATTAAAAAAGAACATGATAAGGCCTAAAGCAGATACAACAAAAGCTGTTATGAGCTATAGTATATGTGCTCCTAAAATGTATGAAGGTAGAATAGAATCATTAGTAGGGCGAGTAACTGGTTTTGCTGATATGATACAAATAACTCATTTAAAGCTTCAACAAGTGATGTCTAAAATGGTGCCAGATGGTGTTTATTTAGATGCAGATGCTTTAGCTGAGATAGATCTTGGTAATGGTACTAATTATAATCCTGCGGAAGCATTAAATATGTTTTTCCAAACAGGTTCTGTTATAGGTAGATCAATGACACAGGATGGTGATATGAATAGAGGTAATAGACCTATTCAGGAATTAAATACTAGTTCTAAAGGTGGTAAAATACAAAGTTTAATACAAACTTATAATTACTATTTACAAATGATGCGTGATGTAACTGGTTTAAATGAAGCTAGAGATGGTAGTATGCCAGATAAAAACGCGCTGGTTGGTATACAAAAGTTAGCAGCTGCTAACAGTAATACAGCTACAAGACATTTATTGCAGTCTAGTTTATATATAACTTTATCTACTGCAGAGTGCATAGCCATGAGAATATCAGATGTTATAGAGTATTCACCAACAAAAGAATCATTTATAAAATCATTAGGTAAATTTAATGTTGGTACGTTAGAAGAAATGGCTAGCTTACACTTACATGATTTTGGTATATTCTTAGAGCTAGCGCCTGATGAAGAAGAAAAGCAAAGACTAGAAAATAATATACAAGTAGCTTTACAGCAAAACAGTATAAATTTAGAAGACGCTATTGATGTTAGAGAAGTTAGAAATATAAAACTAGCTAATCAATTACTTAAAATAAGAAGAAAAAAGAAACAAGCTATAGATCAACAAATAGCACAACAAAACATACAAGCTCAAGCACAAGCTAACGCGGCTGCTTCTGAAAGAGCTGCTGCTGCTGAAATGCAAAAACAACAAGCATTAGCTCAAACTGAATCTCAGATGTTACAAGTTAAGTCACAACTTGAAATGCAAAAACTTGAAAGAGAAGCTCAACTTAAAAAAGAGCTTATGGAAATAGAGTTTAACATGAACTTACAATTAAGAGAAGCTGAGTCAAATGTTTTAAAAGAAAGAGAAAAACAAAAAGAAGATCGTAAAGACGAAAGAACTAAGATACAAGCAACTCAACAAAGCGAGTTGATTGATCAAAGAAAAAAAGATAAAGCTCCTAAAAATTTTGAATCTGCTGGATTTGATAATTTAGAAGGTTTTGGCCTAGAACAATTTGAACCTAGGTAATTTACTAATTATATAATATTTTATTATGGCAAACGCTGAAAAACAAGAAGAAGTTCTTCAAGAAGTTAAAACAGAACAAGTAGCTGTTGAACAAAACGTTGAGGAACAAAAACAAGAGGCGCCTAAAGTTCAACACAGAGTTGTTGAAGAAGGCGGAGATTTTAAGATTAAATTAAAAAAGAAAAATGAGCCCGTTCAAGAGCAAAGCACAGATGAGGTTTCTGTACGCGACGAATCCGACGCTGGCAAAGAAGTTTCTGAAGAAAACAAAGAAGAGCAAGCTGAAAAGCCTGCCGAAGAAGCTAAAGAAAAAGAAGAGGTAATACTTGAAGAAGTTTCACAAGAACAATTAGCTGAAGAAGAAAAGCAACAAGAAAATTTAGTTGTAGAGGAACCTACTCCTGAAGTTAAACAAGAACCACAAGTTGTAGTTCCAGAAAACTTACAAGATCTAGTTAAGTTTATGGAAGATACAGGTGGTAGTTTACAAGATTACGCTAGATTAAACGCTGATTATTCAGATATAGATGACAGTGCTCTATTAATGGAGTACTATAAAAATACTAAACCACATCTAAACATGGAAGAAATAAACTTCTTAATTGAAGACAACTTTCAGTTTGATGAGGAACTTGATGAGCCAAGAGATATAAAAAAGAAAAAATTGGCTTTCAAAGAAGAAATTGTAAAAGCTCGAAAGCATCTTACTGGCCTAAAGGATCAGTATTACAAAGAAGTCAAGTTGGGTTCTAAGTTGACCAGCGAGCAGAAAGAGGCAGTAGACTTTTACGATAAATACAAACAAGAACAAACTACTAATAGTGAGATTCAAAAACAACAGCTAGAGCGTTTTCAAAAATCTACTGATAATGTTTTTAACAATAACTTCAAAGGTTTTGATTTTAATGTTGGAGATAAGACTTATAGATATAATGTGAACAATGTTCAAGATGTTAAAGGTTATCAAAGCGACATAAGTAATTTCGTAAGAGAGTTTCTTGACGATAATAATATGATGCAAGATGCAAAAGGATACCACAAAGCTTTATATGCTGGTAAAAATATCGATAGAATTGTTAAACATTTCTACGATCAAGGTAAAGCAGATGCAATAAAAGAGAGTAGTATTAGTGCTAAAAACATTGATATGTCTCCTAGAAAAACAGCTGCACCTTCTATTGATGCTGGTGGTTTAAAGTTTAAAGTGTTAGATGGTGATAATAGTTCTGGTTTGAAATTTAAAATTAGAAATAAATAACAACTTAAAATTAAAACAAAATGGGATTTAATACGTCTTTAGGATTAGCGGGTTCATACTCTCTATCTCCTATGCCTTCTCCAACTGTAAGTGATCAAAATTATATTGATTTTACATCATCAACTACAGCTGGTTGGGCGCAACAATATCTACCAGAATTGTACGAACAAGAAATCGAAAGATACGGAAATCGTTCAATTAGTGGATTTTTACAAATGGTAGGGGCTGAAATGCCTATGAGTTCTGACCAAGTAATTTGGTCTGAGCAAAACAGATTACATATTGCTTATAGAAATGATGACGTTACTGCTAACTCAACTGTAGTTGTTACTACTGCATCTTCTGGTCTTTGTACCTTAGGAAGTGCTTTAAGTAACTCTATGAGAGTAGGTAACACAGCGTTAATTACTGATGCTGCAACTGGACTTAAAACTCTTAAGTGCTACGTTTCTGCTGTAAGTAGTCAAACTTTTACACTTAAACCTTATACTCAAGATGAACTTAACTCTGGTGAAGTTACTTTTGCTGATGCTGATAAAGTAAACATATTCGTTTACGGTTCTGAATTTGCTAAAGGTTCTGCTTCTATGTCAGGTGAGCTTAAGCCTCAATTTACTCAGTATAACAACAGACCTTTAATTATTAAAGATCACTTTAAGATTGATGGTTCTGATACTGCTCAAATTGGTTGGGTTGAAACTACTGATGAAAGTGGTGCTTCAGGATATTCTTGGTACTTAAAATCTGCTGGTGAAACTAGAATGAGATTTGAAGATTACCTAGAGTCTATGATGATTGAAGCTGAGCTTACTGAAGCTTCTTCTGGTGTTGCTGACCACGTTAGTGACGTTAACGGTTCTGAAGGTTTATTTGCTGCTGTAACTTCAAGAGGAAATATCTTTGAAGATCTAGCTTCTTTAGCTGACTTCGATTTAGTTCTTAAAAATCTTGATAAGCAAGGGGCAATTGAAGAAAACATGCTTTACGTAAATAGATCATTAGCTCTTACAATCGACGATATGGTTGCTGGGTTAAACTCTAATTACCAAGGTGGTGCTTCTTTTGGAGTATTTTCTAACAGTGCTGATATGGCGCTTAATTTAGGTTTCTCTGGATTTAGAAGAGGTTCTTATGACTTCTATAAGTCTGACTGGAAATACCTAAACGACGCTGCTGGTAGAGGTGGTTTCGGAGATATCTCTGGAATTTTAGTTCCTGCTGGTACTTCTAGTGTTTATGACCAATCAATGGGTAAAAACATTAAAAGACCTTTCTTACATGTAAGATATAGAGCTTCACAAACTGATGACAGAAGAATGAAATCTTGGGTTACTGGTTCTGTTGGATCTGCTTCTTATATTGGAGATGACATCATGGAAGTACACTATTTATCTGAAAGATGTTTAGTAGTACAAGGTGCTAATAACTTTGTTCTATTGAAAGAATCATAATTAATAACCTTTAAAAACTAAACAAAATGGATAAATATTTATTTTTTACAGATGGAGACACTATCGATGCTGCCGCTGACATGGCTTGTTATCCTCTAAGTTCTTTTTTAGGATTTAGTGTTGATGCAAGTGATGCTGTTTCAGT